TGTTTGCGACATCAGCGCGGCGGCGAATCCAAGGTTTTGAAAATCGCCTGAAATGTCCTGATACGAAGCGCCGGAACCGACAGCAATGTCCCGCTGGTTGTCCTGCCGGAATTCATGCGCGGCCTCGATTGGAAATCGAGGGTCGGTTTGCATCAGTTCCATTCCGTAGTCCAAATCCAGTGTGCTGCCGGGAACGTCGGTGGACACCCGTTGCGTGATGCCTTGCTGCCGCGCCACCACGCCAGCATCGGGGCGTGGGTCGCCGTCAACCGCAGCGCCGGCGCCGCCCAAAGTGCCAGGCGATAATCGGTCCATGAAACCCGCGAAATCATCGGACGTGAATTGCATCCCGGTCGGGAAATTCTTCTTGATCCAATACGGCTTCATGCAGGACGAAATGGCCGCGTAAGTCAGCGCTTTTTCATATTGGAACAATCGCCATAAGGATTGAACGCAAGCATCAAGCTCGGTGAATCCGATGTCTTGCTCGGCGCGCGTGCGCAGATTGTTGAACAAGATGATTTGGTCCATCGAAATGCGCTGCCGGAAAATCTTGTCGGTCGCCAGCGCGTCGGCGCCAATCAAATCCGACTGACCAAAAATATCTCCTGGATGCCTGGTCAGGAGATAAAGCGCAACCGGGCGATTCCATCGCTTGTCGTACTCAATGGAGAATCGGATTGGATTCCCATTTTCCGCCCGCCCCATGTACTGCGATTGCAGGCGGTCGCATTCCAGAAGCTCGATCGCATAGCCATATGGATTGTACGGGAATCCGTTTTGATGGCGCAGAATGACAAAGCCATCCCGAAACGCGCTCGCCTCAGCAATCTGCCATGCCTCCATGCGCGACATTTGCCCAGTGATCGTGAAGTTTTCCGGCTGACCAAAGATTTCCCATTCATCCTCGATGGCTCGGTTTAGCCTTGTGTCCTCCTCGAAAGTTTCCTGGAGCTCGCCGGTTTCCGTGTTTGGTTTGGTGACAAACTGACCGAAGCGCATGTCCAGCTTGAATGGGTCATGCCCCACCACGTTATTGACATCGGCGCGCAGCGCAGCCCGGCCCTGCGGGGTGTCCTTGCAGATGGTGCGGGCGCGGGCGCGGACGGTGTAATCACTCGTCATCATCTCGCCGTTTGCGCTGGCATAGGTGCCCCGAAAATCGGCGTTGAACTTGGTGGAAATGGCAGCATCGTAGCTGCGCGTCATGTTGCCATTCAGCCGCGTCAATTCAGCAACCTGACGGTGCATCCGGCCAAAGCGATGGATTTGACGCTGCGCGGCGAACAGTTCCAACGGCGACACGTCAGGCCGCAAATCCGCCCGCCAGCTTTTGCCGACGGTCGGCGCGCCTCGGTGGTAAAGGGAGATTTTCATTTAATGCCGTCAAAAATCTCTGAAATCAAATCCTTTAAAGGCTTGGCTTCCGGGTCTTGGTCCTTTACGTCCTCATCGTTGACCTCGACGGTGGCGCTGATCTCAGTTTTCTTGCCTTGGAATTCGGTTGTTTTGGAGCAGGTTATTTTCATTTTTGGTTTTGGGTAGAGTCACCATCCGCCCGCATACATCGGCGGAATCAAGCTTGGGTCGCGCCCAGTGTTGGCTATTGCGCGCATTTTGTTGTCGTTTTGAACGCGGGCCTCCCAGTAGCCAAGCTCAAGCCTGGCCTTGTCTCGCTGTTGCAGAACGAACCGCGTTCGCTGAACGTCTGTTTCGTCAATGTCAATCTCGGCCAGCCGCTCGCATTTGTGCTGGTATTTTTCAACCATGCGCTCATTGAACGTCTTGAGATTTCCGGTTGACTGTCCGGCGGGAAGATTGGGGGTCAGTTTGAGTTCTTCGTAGTAAAGCTGGCGGCGTTCGGTGCCGTTGACCAGATACCCCGAAAGAACGTAATCGCCGGGATTTTGACCGGCGGCAAAATTATCAATCGAAACTGTGTGAAATGTGTTGGTGGCGTCTGGCGCGGTCGCGAAAGTCAATGTGGCGGCAGAGCCTTCAGGATATTCCGGGGTCAGAACATATTCGATTGACCAGCCATCGGATGGAAGATAATCCGGCAGCCGTCGCTGGAAACGGAGGCTGTCCCCAATTGTGAAAATTGCGGGCTCGCGCCAAATTGTCGGCTCGGTCATCGCAAAAGCCGGCAAGTCAAAATCTCAAGACCCCCTCAGCTTATCCCAAAACAAAATCGTTGCGCGGTCGATTAATTCCGACATTTCCTTAGCTGAAAATGACCGCTCCCGAATTTCACCGCCGTCGAATCGAACCGCAATATGAAGCTTGCCGTCGTCATTAAGGCTGCAAGCCATCATCGTTCCCGGCGGCAATCCAGCACATTCGCTGACGCGGAAACCCATTATGTTCATCTCAGTTCTTCCCCGGCAGTTTCACTGCCGGCACAATCTGGCTGGCCATATCTTTGATCGCCTCGCGGCGTTCTTCTGCCAGAAGCAAGGCCATTGCGCGCGAATGAGCCAAATCAAGCTCATATACCACGCGCGGCAGCGGTTTTGGTTTCTGCGACAGCACTCGCGTCAGCAGGTTGTCTAGTTCAATGGCGAAGTTTTCGGGATTCATAGGTTTTCAAATTCAGTGGTCAGGGCCGCGATTCGTTCAAGCGCGGACTCTTTTGTTTGTTTGGCATGATTGCGTTTGCTTTTGCGAGTAGTTCTTCGGTCATAAATTGGCGTTCATTTTAAATTCTTCAACTTCTTTTTTGAGGGTTCCGCGATGATATTCGCAAAGTTCTTCGGGTGTCATTTCTTTTATCCTGCTTGAAATTTCAGCAGCCCCGGTTGAGGCGGAAGAAAACATTGGCTGAATTAGTTCAAAAATCAGCCGCTCGGTAAGCAGGTCGAAAAGTTTTTGTTCGTCGGAGCTACGCCCAATGTCTCTCGCTTTTAAAGCAAGCCATATTCGGCAAGCCATCTCCGTTGGGAATGTTCGAGTTTCGGTCATAAATCATTGCGGTATCGCTGCCCCATATAAGTTATCCATCGCCCCGCGAACAAGCCCGGCAATTTCGCACCAGGAATAGTGATCGTCTGGACGGAGTTCAATGTAATCATTTTTGTCCTTGTCGTAAATTCTCGCCGACAACTGTTGCGAATATGTCCTATCCCCAGTCTCCATTGCCTTGCTTTGCTCATCCAGAAATTCACGCGAAAGGATTTCAAACTTTGGCATACCCGGAGCGCCGCCCCAAATCGCGTCAAGCTGCTGGTTGAACGTGTTGCGGTCAAACCGGATTTTGTTCAAGAAGATGGTTCGCCGCTTTCCTTCCGCATCAATCAGCGGCACGGGCACCCGTTGCGGCGTGCTCCACATGCGGAAATGGTTGTCAGGATGCGGATACCCCTTGCGCGTTTTTTCCGCTGAAAACAAATACCACGTCAGGTCTTTATGCGTCAGCTTGAATATGCCTTGCGGCTTGTCCAGCTTCACCATCTCCCGGCACTCAACCGCTTTCTGCATGATCTGCGTGCCCCATTGCCCAACATCAATGCACATCCGATCCGTAGGCACCGCCCATTTCGTCTTGTGCTTTAAAAGTTCGTCCCATGATTTGCAGAATCCGCGCCCAAGCTGCTTGGAGTTTCCAAATTTATCCGTGGCCCGAATAATGAACCAGAACCAGCCGGTTATGCTCTTGCCAGTCTTGTCCATGACATCTTGATCCTGCTGGCAGTCCACCATCATGTTCACTGAATGGAAATCCGGTCCCATGAGTTCGCGGTACATCGCCGGATTGTAGCTGCCGGGGGCGACATCAATCGTTTTGAATTCCCTTGCCGGGTCAAAGAAATGGGCGCGGTCGGACAAATACCAATCCTCCAGAGCCTTTTTGCTGCCAAAGTCATCGGCGGATTTCGCGGATAGAAATGTCGAAACCGTCTTGGCAAATCGGTTGCCTGTGTTCGACTCAAATGGCAGCGTAAAGCAAACCTCTTTCGGGGTGAACAGCTTCCCGTTCTCGTTGATTCTGTATTCCTGACGGTAGGTTTCCGCGATGGCTTGGCGCTCGGTCTTGGTATCCCTGATTCGGTGATCGCACCAGATACATCGCCAGTGAGCGAATCGGGCCTTTTCCTCTATGGTGCGATTGTCCTCCTTGCCTTCTTTGTCTAGGCTCCAAATCATGCCCGCGTATGTGCCTGGTTTCGGTTGCTCCCATACCAATGCCGTTCCGCCGCCGATGTCCACGGATGCCACTCGCTTTGGATCGCGTGGCTTGAAGTCATCAGGACGCTTGTGCGACCAGTGGCGCAACTCCCAAGTCTGGACGCCGCCGCACGACGGGCAGGTCCATTCAAGCGGAACTTGGTGAACGTCCTTGACCGCTGTGTGCAAGTCAGTGCCAACAATGGACGCTTGCGACTCGTTTAGAATCTTGTGCGTATCAGGAAATCGGTCGGTGCGCTTGAACGCCTTGAAAAGCAACCCGTCATTTCCATGCTGCCACGCTTCCGACACCCAAAGAACCGGCCAGCTAAAGGTTGAGACATTGCCATCATTCAACCCCTCGACGAACAGCGATGCGCCCGGCAGCTTGATTTTCGTCTGTGTGATCTTGAAACGGTTGTCCTTCTGTTGCTCAATAATGGCGCCGGACATGCCGGGGTGGTCCATGACGGTTGAAATCAACCGCTCGCCAGCAAACTTGCGGGCCTTGTCGTCATCCTCGAAAAGAACCAGCGTCGGAAGCCGGAAATGTTCAAAATGATAAATTATCCAGCATTCGCCGGCCATTGATTTAAGGACTTGAGTTGCGCCTATCAGGTGGACGGAGCGGACGAACGGATCTTCAAGTGCGTAGAAAATTCCTGATAAATGGAGGGCAGAACGAATGTCGAAATGGCCGTTCTGCTCCTTGGGCATGGACTGGTATCCAGAACCGGAGAACCTAAACCGTTCGCAGTTGGCTATGATGCCGCCACGGAAAACAGGTTGTGAAAACGAGTTTACCAGACGGCGAACGCATGTGGCGGTGGGAGTCATTATTTCACTGTGACATAAAGTCAATGCCATTTCGATTCCAGCGCGGCTTCATTGGTGGCATCGCGGTAAGAATCCCAGGCCAGCCGGATTACGGTTTCCTTGTCGTTTCCATTGACGAGCGTGGCACCATCAATCGCGCGAACATACCGCCATTCAACGCCATCGGTTTGCAGAAAGTAGCCCGGAGGCATGTCGTTCCTTGGAGGCTCCCGGCATGGCTCGCAACCTAAAAACATTGCGGCTGGCGCGCAGATAATCAAGAGAAGGCAAACATCCAGCAATGTGGTTTTCATAAATTATTTAGCCTCGAATCATTTCTTGTTTGGCTTCGGCGATTCCGGTGGCACGACGTGCTTGTACCTGTCCTCGTCAACCGGCATCGGCGCGACAATGGCAAAAAGCAAAGCGCCAATTGAGATGGTGGCGATGATTAGCAGGGCGACGAGAATAGATGTCATAGCCTCGGCGGGTCTTTGCGTTGAACAGGTGGAATGCTTGGCCCTCCGTGTTCCGATTCTGGTCCCGGAACGGCTCCAACCTTGACAAGCTTGATTTGTTCCGCGTCAAACGTGAATGCGTCGAGCGGCCTCCCGTCGCGTGTTTCTTCCGGCTGAATTGTGAGGCGACGGCAACCATTCAGCCAATCGCTGATGCATGTCACTATGCCAACAAATCCAGTCACTGTGTCTTTAACTCTATCGCCTAATTTTATTTGTGATTGTTCTTTATTCATTTCATTTCCTCTTTCTGTTGTTTGTTCATTTCTTCCGCCTCCCGCGTGAGTTCGTCCAGCTTGTTCGCCATGTCGGCTTGCAGCGAATCAAACTTCGCCGGGAAGATTGGACGCATTCGCTCCAAAATGTTCTGCCGCAAAACTTCATCGAAAATCATTTCGTTCACCACCACTTCAATCTCGCCGCAAAGCTGCCGCTCGATTGCGTCGCGCAATGCGTTCTTCAAGGTCACGCCCCAAGAGTCCATGATGAAAAATGCCGCCGCAGTAAGCATCCAAGCGGAATCAAATTTGCGTTGCTCTTGTTCGTCGCGCCGCTCCTCGCGTTTGGCTCTTGCGAGCGCAAGCCGGTTCTTTGCCTCATCGCCGCTCGGACCGCTATATTCGCCACCATTGCTGACGCCATTCCATCGTCGTTTCAATTCCGCGTAATCAATGCGCCCGTCGTGATAAACCACCTTGCGATAGAAGTCCAAGTTGCGCCAGGACGAAAGCATTTTGGAAACATCGCGCTGGTATATCCTTTTTCCAAGATCAACCGAGAGGCGTTCTGCGGCTTCGATTTGACGGCAAAGGCGATTTCCAGTCCCCGCGTTAGCAACGTCGGGAATGAGCCCAGCCAAAAGCAACTCGCGGATTTCAAACTGTTTTGCCTCACCGGCAAGCCATCGGTTGTAAAGTTCGCGCATTCGTGTGGCTAAATCCGGTGGCATAGCAGCAAGCTTGGCCTCGACTATGGCTCGATCATAGGCTACGGCAGGTTGCGGTGTTTCGGTCACACAACCTCCCATTTCATCCGGCGCGCCATCTTTCGGGCGAGAGATTTCAGCGAGTATCGCCCGCTCATCTGGACAATCTCGCGGATTTTTTGATGCGTGCTGCCGGAAGCTTTTGAAAATCGTTTGTGGGATTTCATATTTTAGCAATAGCCTTTCTCTCCCGGTCATGTTTCCTCTGCGCTACTTTCAATTCGCGGCTGAACTTGTGCCGTGATTCTCCACAATGCTCACAGTGGCCCATGACCCACCAGTGGCGACCGTTGGGGGTTAGCGGGCAGGGGAGAAGGTTTTTTTTCA